AGAAAATAAATTTGGTCCGATGAGTAATTATGTCAGATTAGAATTAAAATATTTATAAAATAAAAATGTCTGACGAATCAGAAATGGCTCCAATGAATCTAGAGGGGGGTAATACTAAAACCCCCTCTAGAAAGAAAATTCGTATAAATTCCGCTAAAAATTGGTGTTTTACATGGAATAATTATCCATCTGAGTGGATGGATCTGATGGCTCCAAAAATTAGTAGTTTGGAGGCGGAGTATGTCATCGGTGAAGAAGTCGGTGAAGAGGGTACACCTCACCTCCAAGGTTATCTTCGGTTTAAAAAGAAGTTACGGCCCATTGAGAAATTAAAATGGAGTAAATCAATCCACTGGGAAGCGGCTGGAGGGGACAAGATAGAAAATATCGATTATTGTACCAAAGAGGGTAAATATAAGACTAATATGAAAATACCTCGACCTATAATTGTCGAAGAGCCTTATGGTTGGCAGCTTGAAGTGTCCAAATTTCTTGATAGCGAACCAGATAAGAGGACGGTTCATTGGGTTTGGGAACCTGATGGGGGAAGAGGGAAATCTTCCCTTGTGAGGTACCTATGTTATAGGAAACATGGCATTGTGTGTAGTGGAAAGGCAAGTGATATGAAGTATATGATTGTCAAGTATCACGAAAAAAATGAAGATTATCCAGACTTGGTTATCTTTGATGTACCAAGATCTTCCAAAGACTACCTGTCGTATACAGGTATCGAGGAGATAAAGAATGGTTGCTTCGCAAGTTCCAAGTATGAGACTGATATGGTAATCATGCCTCATCCTCACGTGATTGTCTTCGCCAACTTTCCACCGGATCTAGACGATCCACAGATGTCGATAGATCGTTTTAACATCTACGACATAAGGGACTTCGATCCCCAAAGGAGTATACCAGATTATTTTTAAGATACATAACGCCTGCGGCGGGCTTCGAGTTGGGTTGTCGCTCCGCTCAGGATGAACTCAGAATAATTTTTTTGATATATATCAGATTAAAATAAAAATAAATTTAAAAATAAATGCCAGAACTGCCGGATGACATCTGGAAGCACATTTACGACGTGGACATGAGCAAGGGGGAATACCTGGTTGTTGTGTGGCCTGTAGTGATTAACCAGGCTACACGCGAATTCATAAATGATTATGAGAGGCAGTTGATTGAGATTAAGAATCATCCTGATTTTGAGGGTTGGTGAGTCCACATTTCCAATGATGCAAGGTTGCCCCCCCCCCTCCCCCCAAAGGGGGGTGTGTGAGTCCACATTTATCCTTCTATGCCGTGATGATCTCTGTATGAACAATAAGAAGACATATTGATTTCTGTGATTATAGCGGGAGATAATTCTGATGTTGAAATGAGACACCAGATACAGTCATCTTGGGGAAGGTTGGTCCAAAGCTTTTGGCCAGTGGGATTCGAGTTGAAGTCAGGTTTGAGAGACTTTTGAGGGAAAGCATATGGGATGCTAATAGAACGGGTGCTTTTGGTGCTACCAGTTGCAGGGGATCTAATGGTCATCCACTTGTCTTGAAGGACAGAGTGGTATTTGGGAGAAAAGATGTTTCTGTAATCTGCACCAGCTGGGACCGACATATAGCGGTAGGCACCCAGTGCATAAGGCATAGCATAATTTACTATGGCAGTGGCAACGGGTTGGCGTTTGGTCCTAAATATTGTAACACGTAACCGGACAGGGGCAGTGCCAGCGGGGATTGTGTAACTAAAGTTCATGAATAACTTTCGGGATATAGGGACATATTCGATAGTGGAAACAGTGTCCTCATTCATCCTTGCGGTCCATTCGTATGCATCCTGGAGTCCGGATTTGTAGGTGGGTTTTTGCCAGGTGCCTACGGAGATATAGCCGGCATGTCCATCAGATGTGACAGTGCCACGGTATATGGGATTTGCATCGTAGAAATCATTTAACATGAAGGTTACCGGTGCATCGGCAGTTGGAAGACCGACGGCATCGGTTAATTTGGCAGTCATGAAAATAGACTGTCTATCACCAAACTTTGAATTTTGTAAAGCCTTGACTTGACGGCTTAAAACCAGGATAGCGGACTTGTTCTTGTATTTGGTGGGTCTTCGGGAACTGGTTCGTTTCGGCATGGTGAGGGCCTTCTTAACCGGTTGATTACGTGCTCTCGCACGTGAGACGGCAGCAGCCCGAGCAGCAGCATTAGTCCTGCCAGTGAGACGACTGGCCACAGTGGAGTTTCTATATTTGGAAAAACCATTTGGCATTTAATTATACACAAGAAAATAAATTTGGTCCGATGAGTAATTATGTCAGATTAGAATTAAAATATTTATAAAATAAAAATGTCTGACGAATCAGAAATGGCTCCAATGAATCTAGAGGGGGGTAATACTAAAACCC